TCTCCCCTTGGCATTCAACCCCCCTTTGGGATTTTGTCCAGCTTTTGTTTGCCAAGTAGGTGATTTCATCTTTTACCTCATCTGTAACTAGCCGTTTTCTTTGCAATCTTTTTTGGTTGCTTTACAAACTGTTTACCAGCATCTGCTTGAACAGATTGAGATGCACCTGTCGCAACAACAGCACTTAAAAGCGTTTTTGCACCTGATAATGAACTCATTTGCCTCTCCCCGATTTCTTCATCATGTTAGTTGCAGTCCGACCGCCACGCATAGGCATTGGCATCTTTGGCTTACCAACCGCAATCATGACGGTGACAGGCACACCCTTTTTCTTGCCATACTCTTTGGCTTCTTTCTCGCCTTTTTCAGAGTAGGGAAACTTCTTTTTTCCAACCATAGGCATAGTATTCTCCTTATTTCCAGACACGATCAGCAATAAAGGTAATGATGCCGCCCATGAATGAGGCGATTGTCATACCCACCCAAAATCCACCTTTGCCTTTGTTGGCAAGTTCAAGTAAGGTTTTTACATCGGTACTCAATTGAGTTACCTGACCATGTAGAGTCTCTACTTGAGCCTCTAACCGACCAAAATCACGAGCATCTATTTCAGACATTTGCTACCTTTCGGGGTCTTCCCATACGCTTAAATGTTGGAATCACAGGCGCAAATGCGGTATCTGTTCTAGTCTCTGATTCTACAGATTCTATGGTTACTTCTGGTTCATCAACTCTCACATAACCCTGATGACCTTTCATAGAATCAATATCATGTTGATATGTAAAAGTTACAGTGTTACCTGACTGAAGACAGCGAAAAGTAGCCATAAAACCCTTTAAATGAGAAAGGGGGGACTAGCCCCCCTATCTTTACACCATGCGGACAATAACTATATCCATAGTGGCTGATGCCAAGTCCACTGTTGAACCTGATTCGTTTTGGATGCGGAACTTGACGGTATTGGCAGCACTGACATAACCAGTAACTGTTAAACCAACCAAATCCACAGCCAAAGATGTACCAAGAACCATGTCACCCAAAGCGACACCGGGAACTGTTACATCATCTGTTTCACCAGCATTATCAACTAATGAACCAGCATTTAAAGTACAAACAACTGACCAAGTATCGGAGAACAAACCCCGAAAACTGTCATTACCTCTGCGTGTTACAACTGCACTTGCTGTTGCCATTTTGATTTCTCCTAATTAGGTTAAAAAGTCCCCCCACCACTAGGGCAGGGGGCGCAACTGCAATTAGGCAGGTACTGCCAAAGCAAAAGCACTAGAGGACAAAGCCGCATTAGTAGTAGCGGCTGTACGAACTGCTTTCACTCCATACAAAGTGTCAGATGTGAACAGATTAGCAAGATACTCTTGCTTGTACTGAACTTGTGAACGCAAAGCAACTTGCTCAACCAGCACCATTGAATCACGGTGACCCATTAAGCAGATACGATCAGTGGCAGTGTTACCAGCGCCAAAGTCAGCATTGCTAGTGGTAAACACAGGGATACCATAGAGTTGACCAATTTCACCATTGCGGATTGCATTTCCATTGCCCACAAATGCTTGTTCAGTGTAACGAGCCAAACCCATCAATGTGTTACGGCTTGAGGGTGGGATGATAAAGAAACGACCATCCATAGGAGTGTCATTGTCATCAAGTCGTTGAATGGTTCTGCGGATAGCGGCATCTGTCAATGCGGAAGCATTGCTACTTGTGCTGTTATAAGCAGTAGTGCCGTCACCACCAATGAACGCCTTGGTAGTTGTATTGCTTGTCGCATAATCATTTGTTCCCACAGTTGCGCCATTGAAGGCACGACCTAATTGGATCAAATCAGTATCGACTTGTTTAGACAAAGCGTATCCAGCGTCTGAGGTATAAAAGTTACGCAAGCTGTTCAGGGCTTGGGCTTCTACGATGTCTTCAATCAAACGGCTATATTCATAATGTTTGTTAATAGACACTTGCACTTCAGTCTCTGTCGCAGCAATCAAAGTGACTGCTGTTTCAGCGGCTTTAGCAGAAGCAGAACCACGGGTAGGTGCAGGGATGTGAACTACATCACCCTTCTTACCTTTAAAGTTCATCTTCATAACGAGGTTAGCAAGAACCAAGTTTTTCTTGTAGGCAGCTATGATTTCATCTGACCAAATTTCAGGGATGAACGTTGCGCCTGTGGTAACAGTAACTGAATTACTGGGGGAAAATGATGTTGCCATGTTAAATCTCCAAAAAACGATAAGTTAAATTATCTAACCCGTCCGTCTTGATACGCTTGCATGATTTCTCCGCTCAACGCTTCATAACGATCTGGGTCAGTCATCTTCAGCCGAATTAGATCAGCCCTACGATAGACTCTTTTTCCAGACTCCCCACTTCCACCTACATCAACACCCGCTGCTTTAAGGCTAGACTTGCGCTGAGTTTCCCCTGCTTCATTAGTCTGTCTTGTCTTAACGCCACGCAACTGTTTATAGGTACTCAACAATTCGTTTGCACTGTCGTAATCATATTCACCATCAGCTTTTGCATACAAACCAAGGCGAATAGGTGAAGATTTCACCCAATTCACAAAGTCTGCATCTTGAGCAATTTGACCGAAATCAGGATGCTCTTGCGCCAGCTTTTGTTGAATCTGCATCTTTTTGAAATCTTGACCAGCTTGTCTAGCGGCAAGTACATCGGGATGGTTGTCAACAGTCCTACGAACTGCCTCTTGTGGATTCTCGAAAAAATCTACTTCAGGCTCTTTCTCAATAGGTTGCTGTTTTGAGGAGAGATTCTGCTTTATAAGTTCATCTGCCAGCTTTCGCACTTCCCCAACTTCCTGCGCTTGCTTTCCAATCAACTTTTCAGCTTCTTGGTGCATTTTGACCACTTCTTCAAGAGATTTCTGCCTGTATTTCTCAGGCATCTCAGTTAGTGGTGCTACTTCAGGTAGTTGCTTCTTTTGCTCGACTGCATCTAACTCACTTAGCGACTCATCTTCATTGTCAATCAACATATTTTTACCTTTTTCCTGCCGTTATCGGTTCTAGGACATTCAACTCGACATTTCTGTTTATGAGTTGTGCTTTTGCTCCCACTTCAACTGATCTAGGTGTTTTTTCTCGAACTTCCCATGCTCTGACGGGAAAGAACCAGACCACCCTTCTAGTTTGAAGTTTGGAGCAGATAGAGTACGGTTGGCTGTTTCTCCGCACTCACATCGAAAACTCGTTAACTCATAATTAACAAGTCTTTCAGTTTTATGCCCATTTGCACAGGCAAAATCAAACATTCTTTTCATTCAATTCCTCATACGCTTGTTCGCTGACCTCTTTCAAGGTTTTTAGCCAAGTCAAGATGGAAAGTTCCCCTTTTTTGAACATCAAGGTCTTTTCATCAGGAATAACGCTTATATTATTGAGTGACTCTATCATATTGTCAATATCAATAGTCAATTCTTTCCAACCGTCCATAGACATCATGGAAAAACGGTCTGAATAGTATTTGTCAAGTTCTGGGGTCATAAAATTCATCCAAGTAATCAGCTAGTTTTCTTAAGATTTCAGAATTGTCTTTAGCATTTCCTAGCGCCATGTTACAACTTTGGCATATTAAACCACGCATTTCATTACTCTTATGACAATGGTCTACAACCAATCTACTCATGTGACCATCGCCAGCTTCTACTTC